GTGAATGATGAAAATTGTTTCACGTGGAACAAACAAGTGTTAACAGCAGTTAATTTATTTCTTTAAGACTTTTTAACGAAAATAATTTGGTGGTTTCGCAAAATCGTTGTATCTTTGCACCGTGTTTAAGAAACAATATAAGTTTAACAATTTAAATTAGGTAAATTATGAATGAGAATTTTAATGAAATTATTTTTAACTGCCTTACTAGTATTAATGCTCTTATGACTTCAAACGAAGTTGCTAAAGATGATAAGGCGGTTATTAAGTTGAACCGCTTTAAGAAGTGGTTGAACGAGTTTGCGGCTGCAAATGATATGAACGAAGTTAAGTAGCAACAGGCGTTCAAAGACAACAGAAGTTTAACGTTTAAAAGGTTTAAGTTATGCCAAAGGTTTTTAGTTTTGCTAGTACTTTTAATAAAACTAGTTTTGGGATTGATACAACAGATTTCCCGTTTGTAAAGTTGATTGACATTTTCAACGATGAAAAAGACGGTGGCGATGATGTGGTGCACCCTATTAATGGTATGTACGTTCACAAGTCGCCGTTGGGTGATTCACCTGTTATCATTGATGCAGAAAACAAACGTCTTGTTAACTTGCCTCAGTTTACGGGTGACGTAGTGAGAGAGATTCTCGCTAATAGTGATGCGGTCGATGCTATCAAAGCAAACAAAGTTGGTTACACGATTTATGAATATGAATCGCACGCCAAAAAGTGTTACGGTATTACCTTTGTAGATAAGTAGTTGTAAGGTAAATGGTGGATACGTCACGGGGTAAGCAGTAATTTATTTATTGTTGCCCCGTTTTTTGTTTCATTTTAAATTTAGCAAATATGGCAAAAAAGAATCCAATAGGGTTTAGTAAAAGGACTTTTTCATTAACGGGGAAAATTCACGTAAAAAGTGAGATTTTAACCGCTTTGGAATCAGACCCCGTATTAAGAAAAGAAATTGCACGAACTTTCCAACAGGCAAACCGACGCATACAAAATGTTGAAAATTCGGGTATAGTATCGCCTGCTGTTGTTGCCCTTAACAAAGGTGATGTAAAAGGGTTTGCAAAGTTTTCAATGAAACACGATTGGAACGATTTAAAAATCGAATATGCTAAAGCGGTGGCGTTTCTGCAACAACCTACATCAAGTGCAACAGGTGCGAAAGAATATGCGCAACACCTAAAGCACACGTACAAACTAAACGATGATGAATTTAGTTTGATGCAAAATAAATTGATGGGTAAAATTGCGAGTGTTTCCGATGAAAGGTTTTTAGAACAATATTTAATGCAATACAAAGACTTTACGGGGGAACTTGAACAGGAGAGCAGAGACGTTTCAGACCAAATTGAAGACGATGCAATAAAAATAGCTGATTCGTTACAAGACGATTTGAACGAACAGGCTAAAATCATCGAAGAAGAACAGGAAAGAATGAGCGGTTTACTTGATGATACACTAGCAAAGATTTTAAAGAGTTTTAAAAAATTCGGTTTATAATGAAAAAGATACCCTTTGAACTTCAAAACGAAATTTACACGCCTAAAGATATTGCAAAGGTTTTATCGTTGGCGGTGAACGAAAAGAACTTCACGGGAAACAATAAGGGTGAAAAGTTCTTAAATGTGCCTGTTTCATTTGATATTGAAACTACTTCATTTTATCGTGATGAAGACGGGGAAGCATATAGTTATGACCGTTACATAAAATTAGGTGGCAAAGACACCAAAATGGAAAAATGTAGTTTAATGTACGTTTGGCAATTTGGAATAAACGGTTTTTGCATTATTGGTAGAACGTGGGAAGAATTTTTGCAAATGTTAGATACCATCGTGAAAATATTGAATTTGAACCAAAAAAGGCGCATTATTATATACGTTCACAATTTGGCATACGAGTTCCAGTTTTTACGAGAAATGCTAAAATGGGAAAAAGTTTTCTCTATTGATTTGCGCAAACCGATTTACGGAATAACAAAAAGCGGTTTAGAGTTCCGTTGCTCTTATTTGCTTTCGGGTTATTCGTTGGCGAAATTGGGTGAACAACTTCACAAATATAAATGTGAAAAGTTGGTAGGTGATTTAGACTATAGTCTATTACGTCACAGCAAAACCCCGTTAACGCCAAAAGAAATTGGCTATTGTTTGAACGATATAAAAGTAGTTATGTGTTATGTACAGGAACTTTTAGAACGTTACAAAGGAATAACAAAGCTACCAATAACAAAAACTGGTTTCGTGCGTAAATATTGCCGTTCTGTATGCTTTAAGACAACAGACCCCGAAACTGGAAAAACGATTCCAAACTTTAAATATTTGGATAAAATCCACAATTTAACTATTACAGGTATGGAAGAATTTTTAATGTTACAAAGGGCATTTTCGGGCGGTTTCACGCACGCCAACGCAAAATATACCGATGAGGTGATAGAAAACGTTGATAGCTACGATTTTACTAGCAGTTACCCGTATGTGATGGTTTCCGAAAAATTCCCGATGAGCACGGGCGTTGTTGTTCCCGTTAAGTCGATGAAACAATTTGAGTTTATGACTAGTAAATTTTGTTGTGTTTTTGATATTGAGATAACAAACATATTTGCAAAATCAGAAAACGAAAACCCGATATCTGTTAGTAAGTGTTTCGTAAAAGAAAACGTTTCCGAGAATAACGGGCGTTTAGTTTGTGCAGCAAAGATTTGTATGACTATTACGGAAATAGATTTCAAAGTTTTCTCACATTTTTACACGTGGGAACAAATCAGAATCGGGCGAATGATATGCTATAGAAAAGAATATTTACCGACCGAGTTTGTAGAATCTATTTTGCACCTTTACGAAATGAAGACGAAACTAAAAGGCGTTAAGGGCAAAGAAGTAGAGTATTTGAATAGCAAAGAAATGCTGAATAGCTGTTATGGTATGTGTGTTACAAACCCGTTGCGTGATGAAATTTTGTGTGATGGTGAAACGTGGGATATTGAACACCTTACAGGGGAAAAGCAATTAGAAATGCTGCAAAAATACAATGATAGCAAAAATCGTTTCTTGTTTTACCCGTGGGGAATATACGTTACCGCTTATGCTAGACGTAATTTATTTACGGGTATTGCAGAATGTGGTGACGATTACATATATAGTGATACAGATAGCGTTAAAATAATGAACGGTGACGCTCACAAAGAATATTTCGATGCCTACAATATGTTAGCACAACAAAAATTACGTGCAGCCTGTAAGCATCATAAAATACCCTTTGAAAAGGTTGAACCCGTCACGATTAAGGGAATCGCAAAACCTTTGGGGGTTTGGGATTACGAGGGTCGTTACACCCGTTTCAAGACTTTAGGCGCAAAAAGATATATGGTAGAAGAAGAAAACGCCCTAACGGTAAACGGCAAAGATTACAATTATAGTATTACCGTTTCGGGCGTTAACAAAAAATCTGCTATCCCTTATATGTTAGAAACGTTTGGGGAAAACGGAATCTTTGACGCATTTACAAATTATCTGGATATTCCACCTAGTGCAACAGGCAAGAATATACACACGTATATTGATTATGAACAAACGGGAACGATAAAAGACTACACGGGTACGGTTTCAAGTTACGACACGTTAACGGGGGTACACTTAGAGCCAACAGGGTACACGTTAAGTCTTTCAGTTCTTTATATAAATTATTTAATGGGAATAAGATTGAAAAAAGAATAATATGAAACGGAATAAAGAAAAAGTAGAAACGCCAAAGTTTTATAGTCTTTCTAGAATTTTGGCGAAAAATGCCGATTACAACGTAATATTCGGTGAACGTTCAAACGGCAAAACTTATGCAACGTTGTTGTATGGTATCAAAGAATATTTGCGCACGGGTAAACAAATGGCGTATATTCGTAGATGGCGTGAAGACTTGAGGGGCAAACGTGCCGAAAGTTTGTTTAGCAATCACGTTGCAAACGGTGTGATACAGGAATTAACAGGCGGCAGATTTAACGAAGTGTTTTATGTTTCGGGAAAATGGTTTCTTTCGTCTTATGACGCCGAAGCAAAGAAACGTGTACCCGATAACACCCCGTTTTGTTTCGGTTTCTGTTTATCAGAACAGGAACACGAAAAATCTAGCAGTTACCCGAATATAACTACTATCGTTTTCGATGAGTTCCTGACAAGACGTTATTATTTGCCCGATGAATTTATGTTATATATGAACCTGTTAAGCACGATTATTCGACAACGAAACGATGTTAAAGTTTTTATGTTGGGTAACACCGTGAATCAGTTTTGCCCGTATTTCTCAGAAATGGGTTTGAAACAAGTTCGCTCAATGGAACAGGGCACAATAGATATTTATAAATTCGGTGAGCACGGTGCAACGGTTGCAGTAGAATATTGCAGCACGATTGTTAAGCACAAAGCGAGTAACAAATATTTCTGTTTCGACAATGAAAATTTGCAGATGATTACGGGCGGTAAATGGGAACTCGCAGCGTATCCACATTTGCCTGTAAAATATAAACCGAATGACGTGTTGTTTGTCTTCTATATTCAGTTTAACGAAATGACCTTGCAGGGAAACGTTATTCAGTTGGAAGACGAAGAAACAGGGTTGAATAACTTCATTTATATTCATAACAAAACAACCCCGATTAAGGATACGGACAATAATTTGATATACTCTTTGCAAATGAACGGTAAGCCGAACTATAAACGAAAGTTGTTGAGTACTGCAAGTTACGTAGAATCACAGATAACGAAGTATTTCGCCACCGATAAGGTATTTTATCAGAATAACGAAATAGGCGAAATTGTGCGTAATTACTTGCTGTCAAGTGCAAGAAGTAACATTATTACTTAATATCTGTTAACGGTGGTTAAAAATGTTTCACGTGAAACAATTTTTCCCCCGTTTATTTGGTAATACCAAATAATATTCTTATCTTTGCACCATTAAATAACAAAGTTAAATTTTGCTATATGGAAATAAATGACATTATATCGCTAGTTAGTAATGTTGGTTTTCCTGTAGCTGTCTGTATCGCTCTTTTCTTCTATATGGAGAAACAGAATGAACGTCACCAACAGGAAACCGACAAATTAAACGAAACCGTACAGAGTAACACGAAAGTGTTAACAGAACTTTGTACATTAATTAAAACACTTGTAAAGTAATGAAAAAAGAGAATCTTTATAACTTGTATCAAGCACAGGTGAAAGACAAAGATACAGCCTTAGACACGTTCTTTCAGCGAGTTCTTTGTATGACATCAAAGATGTTTGAGTACACAGGTTTACCCGATACGATTCCACAGGTAGAACTTGAAAAGATTCTGCAAACTAGTGGAAATGTAGGAATAGCAGACGTTAACGGCGAACTGTATGCGTTACAGGGTTCACGTGGTGGAGAATGTGATGCGTATTACAGGGGCAAAGATTTTATCGTTGCAAATCCGTGGTTAAAGTTGGATAAAACTTTCAATATCGGAAAAAATATCGTAGTTATCAATAATACACCGTTTGCAGATTCAATTCTCCCTGTTATCGGGAAATATGGTGTACTTTACACAGACGCTACAATTACTTTAAATATGACTAGCGTCTTAACTAGAATCACTATGCTTATATCTGCTAGTGATGATAAGACGAAACAGAGTGCGGAATCTTTCTTAAAGAAGATTTTGGACGGTGATTTCTCAGTTATCGGTGAAAATGCCTTTTTCAAAGGTGTTAATCTGCAAACACCACCGACACAGAGTAACCAACAGATAACGCAGTTAATAGAACTTTTGCAGTACTATAAAGCGTCTATGTTTAACGATTTGGGTTTAAACGCAAATTACAATATGAAACGTGAACGTTTGAACACGCAAGAGGTTTCGATGAATATTGATGCGTTAATGCCTTATGTTGATTCAATGTTAACAGAACGTGTTGAGGGTGTTAAGCGAGTTAACGAAATGTTTGGTACAGACATTACCGTTACTTTGGGGTCTAGTTGGAAAATTGAGCACGAAAACTATTTATCGTTACTCAAAGCCACAGAAGACGGGCACGAACACACCGACACAGAAGACGTTGACCCCGTAACGGAAACCGAAACGGACGAAACGCAAGAAACAGAAGAAACGGAAATAGAAACAGAAGAAACGCAAGAAACAGAAGAAACAGAAACGGAAACAGAAGAAAACGAAGAAACAGAAGAAACAGAAGAAAAAGAAAACAAAGATGAAAATTAATGAACTTTTCACGGGTGAAAATGGTTTGTTTGAAAAAATCTTTAAACCCCTGTTTCCTGTTTTGTACAAATCAATATTCGGGGAAGATGACCCGAAAATAATAGATATTGATTTTTGTTTCAAATATGGAAACAGAACGCTAGTAGATTCCGTTACGCCCGAAACTGCGAATGATATTGTAAAAGGTATCATAACAGTTAAGTTTGACGAATGGCAAAAACAGATTCAAGTGTTTAATAACGAATATGACCCGTTAAACCCTGTTACTGAAAAGTTGACGGAAACAACAAATAACACCGTTGACGAAACAGGCAATAATAACACGGTCGATTCAAGTGTAACGTTTAATAATGGAGATTTCGGAAATGACACAAAACAGCAAAGAGATTCCACAGGAAACCGACAAGAAACGGGCACGAAAACAACTGTTAAGAACAGTTTGCCGAATGGTATTCCTGTTAGCGAAATTGTTCAAAAAGAAATGATTCTTAGAAGAACAAATTTCAAAACGCAAGTTATCGCAGAACTTGCAAAAGAGTTAACAATAGATATTTATTAATACTTAAATTTTATAAAATGGAAGTAAAACAGATTTATACGCTTATTAATAGCGTTTCAAGTGAAGTTTTAGGCAAAACCGATTTGGTTAAAGAAGACCTTACAGGTATCGTTGATTTGGGCAACGAAGTGTTTAACCAAAATGCCGTGGATAACTACGTTAAATCGTTGGTTAATCATATCGGCAAAGTAGTGTTCGTTAACCGTCCTTATTCTGGCAAAGTTCCGTCAGTTCTTATGGATGCGTGGGAATTTGGTTCGGTGTTGGAAAAGATTTCAGCAGACGTTCCACAGGCTGAAGAGAATGACACGTGGAATTTACAGGACGGCAAAGAGTACAAACAGGACGTATTCCACAAACCGACTGTTTCAGCCAAATTCTTCAACTCAAAGGTAACTTTTGAAGTTCCCGTATCTATCACAGAAAGACAGGTTAAAGAGTCTTTCAGCAGTGCTGCACAGTTGAACGGTTTTCTGTCAATGATTTACAACGCAGTTGAAAAGTCAATGACGATTAAAACCGATGCGCTTATTATGCGTACAATTAACAATATGATTGCAGAAACGTTGGACGCTGACAAATCCGCCTTTGGTTTCGTTGCAGGTTCACACGAAAGTGTTGATTATACCACAGGTTCAACCGTCCGATGCGTCAACCTTTTGCACCTGTATAACGAAAAGACGGGCACACATTTGGAATCTGACGTGGCAATTACCACACCCGATTTTATCCGCTTTGCTGCATACATTATGGGTTTGTACTCAGACCGTTTGCAAACTATTTCAACCCTGTTTAACGTGGGTGGAAAAGAACGTTTCACACCAAAGGACGTGTTACACACCGTTTTGTTGAGTGATTTTGCAGCCGCTGCAAAAACTTATCTGTATGCCGATACGTTCCACAATGAAAACGTATTGTTACCACAGGCTGAAACCGTGGCAAGTTGGCAAGCAACGGGCACAGATTATGCCTTTGCCCACGTTTCAAAGATTGATGTGAAATCTGCAAGCGGTGCAACGGTTTCTATCGGTGGCGTATTGGGTGTGATGTTTGACCGTGACGCTTTGGGTGTTACAAACTTAGATAAGCGAGTAACAACCAACTACAACGCCAAAGCAGAATTTTTCAACAATTATTATAAATTCGACGCTGGCTACTTCAACGACACAAACGAAAACTTTGTGGTGTTCTTTATAGCCTAATGGTTGTTAACTTTTGTGGCGTGTTTCCTGTAGATGATAGCACAGGGACACGCCCTTTTAAATTTTAGCGGTATGATTAAAATTAAAACGTTTATTTATGACGGTAAACCGAATGCCGTTAACAAGACCTTACAGGAAAACGAAGAATACACGGGCGTATTGAATGCAACGTTTAACGTTTTAACGCCTGTTGTTCGTTTCAGAACTCGCACACCTGTAAGTTTTAATTATGTTTTTATCGAAAGTTTGAACCGTTATTATTTTGTTTCAGAATTGAATCAAGACGGGAATATTTGCACAGTTCGTTTGCGTGTTGACGTTCTGCAAACTTACAAAGAAAAAATTTTGGCAAGTAGTGCAACGTTGACAAAGGGCGCAAACGTTAACAAATATCTTTCAAACCGTTCAAACGTTGTTGATGTTAGACCAAATTTCAGAAAGTTAGATTTTCCGAATAAGAAACTAATAAATGAAACGGGGTCAATTATTATGGTAACAATAAAAGGAAATGTTTAATTATGGCAACTTTATTAAATTATAACGTATCGGGCGTAAAAGGTGACGTTACAGTAACAGACGCACAGGGGTATGATAGATACCATTTCAATGTAACGGTAACAGGAAACGGTGACGGTACGTTTACAAGTTTAAAAGCAGCATATCAAACCGCAGATGGTGACTACATACAAAAAGCGTTTACGATAAACGGCAACGTTGCAACGTTGGAAAACGTTTATTGTAACCCTGGAGCAAATATTGCACTTTCGGACGAATTTGTTTCAAGTTCAACCCCGACAACGTTGTTAACTTATGACACAACATCTTTAAAAGGTGATGTGACAATTAACGATAAACAGGGAGAAGACGAAAACCATTTTATTATAACGGTAACGGGTAACGGTGACGGTACGTTTAAAAATTTAGTGGCAAGTTACCAAAATTGGGATAGTTATTGGGTAACAGATACACCGTTTACAGTAAACGGGAATGTTGGCACGTTAACGGTTTATTGTTCAAGCGGTGACGAAATCACAATAACAGGCGAATTTTTAAGCGGTGCTAAGGAACTGCAAATAACGAACAATATAACAAACACTACTGCAAAAGCGGTGGCAAGTGAAACAAATTACACCGTTACAGTTGAGGGCGATGCACAGGGAATGTTTGACGGTACGCCTACGATAACATACGGGGGCGAAACTTACGAAATGACCGTAACAGACCAAACGGCAACGATTATTGTACCTATTGCAACCGAATCGGTTATTATAAACGGTACGTATTTATTAGGCGAATATATTGCAATAAATTACGGTTTAACAAATTGTGAAATTGTCGGTGACAAACCCGTAAAAGTTAAGACGGGGCAAAGTTACACATTTAATTTTAAAGCGAATACGAATGCAAAATTAACAGAGATACAGGCACATTTCACAAATGAACTAGGTGTCGTGGTTTTAAAAAAAGGCACGATTTCAGAAGATAAGCAAACGGGAATTGTTACTTTTGAGTTGACAACAGGAGCAACAAATTTAACTGTTTATGCAGATGCAGATGTAGTGCAACCGCCAACAATTAAAAATTACGGTGCAATTAACGTTTATTCTGTTACGCTTGAAAATTTGGACGAATTTTCAAAGAAACGTTTCTTTAAGCCAACAGGCGAAAATGACACGGGCACAACGTACACTGAGGTTAATTTGGGCGAATATGTAAACCGTATTAAAAGAATCTTTGCAAACGTTCCTGTTAGCGGTGACGATGTTTTGAAATGCGGTAACTATAATACAGGAATCAAAGTAAAAACGCCAGAAAGTGATGTTATTTTGTTAGATTTCGGCAACGTGGAACTAACAGGAACAAACGGGAATAATGAAGACTATAATTCAACCGTACAAATGTTTATCCCGTGCCGTGGTGTTGTTTCTATTGATAATAATTATATCGGCAAAACGATTAATTTAACTATCAAAGTAAACGTAATTACAGGTGATTCCGTGGCGTTAATTTCGTGTGACGGTGTAACGTTCCAAATTGAAAGTTTTTCTTTGTCACGTGATGTTATTTATCGTTCAGGCACAAATTTAAATGTTGTTGGCGGTGAAGAATGGAACGAACAAATTTTGTATGGTTTAGAACCTTACGTTTTAATTACCGAAAATTTGACCGTAAACGTACCTATTAACAACACGCAAGAAAACGTAACTATTGGGGACGTAACAGGGTTTGCACAGTTTGAAAACGTTGATTTAAACACGGTTAATTTGTTGGTAAATGAATATAACGAAATTGTTTCACAACTTGAAAACGGTGTTTATCTATAAAAGAAAAGGGACGGTAACAAATGCCGCCCCTTTTTTCTTATTTGCTATAAAATTCATTCATTAAACCCTTTTCGCAAAGGAAATCGAAACATCTGTTTTTGATACTCATTTCTGCATCTAAACAGTTAGAAAGATATTCAATAACTTTCTTTTGTGCCTGTAGGGTATCTATTACAGAGTTAAGCAACAAACCGTTATTGCCTGTAGTATTTTCTGCTACAAACTTTAAACTGTCAATGGAAACTGAAATAGAATCCTGTAAAACCTTAAAACCTTTTTGCATAACTTATTTCTTTTCTAAGTTCATAATAATCTGTTGACGTGGTTTGCCGTTACGTGGTGCAACAGAAACGTGATACCAAAAACTTCTAAAACCTTTGCGGTGTTCTTTAATAAGTTGGTCAAAACCGCCTGTTTCTCTCAGAACCTTTTCCAAAGATTCCATATCGGGACAAATCAAATCAGCGGCTAAGCCCTTTTGGTGTTGGCTGTTAAGAACGCCGCCTACAGCCTTATTTAACGCAGGACATCTAAAACCGCTAGAAATGAGAATCGGTTTACCTACCTTTTCACGGATAACATCTAGATAATCAGCTAACTTATTCAAGTTATCTACTACCTCAAATGTAGGGGTGTTATCAATCCCCAAACGTTTTGCTGTTGCTGAGTTCAAAAACTCAGACAGGCTAAAATACTTAATCTTTTTCATATCTCTTTTCTGTTGGTGAAACTACAAACCATTTACGACTGTCTTTGTGTGTCGGAAATCTACCTTTAACAGTTATAGAACAATCCCCCGAAAGATAGTCTATTTTGTTGTTAAAGAACTCGCTTACTTTGTCAGAACGTACCATATAAACGGTAACGTTATTAACCTGTTTCAAAGTGATTTTAAAATAACTATATTCCATATTTATATATTTATGCCTGTGAGTGTCACCCCACAGGCTGTTAATATTAATCAATTCTTTTGCTGGTTTGGATAAGCTGTAAGAATGAACTAGCGTCTTTGCCTAACTTGTTGCAAAGCTGTGTGACGCAGCAACCAAATTCGTTAATATAGTTCAAACTGTCTTTAGATTCAAAGATAGTATAAACATCTTTTGTTAACTTTGGTAAGGTATTATGTTTAATACAGTTAATTTCGTGTTCAAACATTACCTTTGCGACATCTGCAAAAACACCTGTTACTATTTGTGTAGTACGTGTTGTTTCACTTTTTACACGAACACCGTTAACAGATACTACAGTTTCAAATTCCAATGTAATTTTATACTTTGCCATAATCTTATTATTTAACTGTTTGACTTATTTTTAATTTCTGCTGCAAAGATACGACTTTTTCACGAAACCACCAAATTATTTTTGTTAATAGTTCTTAAATTGAAAATTTTAATCTTTTTAACAAAAAGTTTCACGTGAAACATTAATAACAGGTTGTTCCACGTGAAACAATCACTTTGCCACCGTTCCACGTGAAACATTTTGTTAACAGGGCGATAGCAAAGTTTAAGATTTTTAACAGTGTTAACGGTGTGTTAAATGTGTTAACGGTGTGTTAAATGTGTTAACGGTGTGTTAAATGTGTTAACGGTAGATCGGAAGAGCGTCGT